AAAAGTTAACCAAGACACCACCCGAAAAACCATTCTCAACATTATTCTTTACAAAGTTTCCAACTTCAGCATCAGCGCCAAGTTGAACCATGATAGGGTCTAATCGCTGTAAATAAACTTTTCCTTTAATCTCGTTATATTCAAGAACGCTATTCATAAATTCGTTGAATATTTCCTGAATTGGTTTTACATAACTCTCGGTAAAATCTTCAATCGCTGTTCTCTTTTCGTCTGCATTATTTGAAAATCCATTATCGCCCTTCATCCCAACCACCAAAGGTGAAACGGTGTGAGCCGTAAATATTTCATCCCTAATTTGGTTGTTTAAATTTATGTATCTATCGTCCTGACCGTTGGCGTTTAACGGAGTAATTTCTACCCCTGCATCCTTATTGTCATTGAACGATAAAATGTTTGTTCCTGCGTTTTCTGTGCCGTGTTTTTTAGATGCCCATTGCTTTTCAATCTGTGCCTTTTGTTCGGGTGTTGGGTCGCCTTTGTAAAAGTTAACCAAGACACCACCCGAAAAACCATTCTCAACATTATTCTTTACAAAGTTTCCAACTTCAGCATCAGCAGCAATATAAGGAATACCACCCATATACTCAGGTAACGGATATTCTTTTTCGTTTGGTTGATAACCTGCATAGTAAACCAAATAACGTTTTGATTTATCCATCTTCTCAGCACCCCAAGTAAACGGATGAAAAGTTACAAAGTCTTTATTATTCTTTGATTGTGTGCCTCTCGACCAATCGGAAGTATAGAAATATTTTTCAGGTAGTAATTCGTCAGTTTTACTATACTCTGGTTTTGATACTCTGACGTTTCCAAAATCAACGTGATGCGGCATAACCTGTCCGCCTTCGTTCTCAATCATCTCAGCACAAAATCCGTTTTGAATCTCACGGTCTAAAATTGCCTTTGGTGTGAATTTATTTTTTTTGACCTTCTTTAAAAAAGAATATAATTCAACGCCCTGTGTTTTTGGGTCAATACCACCGTAATCAATAGCCCAACCTTTACCGTAAACGTAACGAGACTTCGCTTTAATGATTGCGTTGTTCTTTGCAGACGCTTGAAATAAATAATTATAGTAGTTAGGTTGGTTGTTGTTCCAATCTTTTTGAACCCCATTAATAACCCAATCAATTGAATTGACTATTTTAAATTCAGGTAAAACAATAGCGCCAAACTTTTCTAGTTTGCCACCTCGACCCATTAAAAAAATGTTATTGCTCATAAGCCACGTAGGTCACATCTGTTTCATATTGTACATAAATCGAAGCCTCACTATCAATAAGTCTCATTTGCCCTCTCTCAACAATCGTCAACCCTGTTGGTGATAAATTGCTTGAACTTGATTGTTCGTAAATTGCGTAATGGTAAAGTCCTGTATTCCCTAAAATAATTTTATTCGCACCGCTACCCGAATTTATTACTTCGATGTTAAAAAGGTTTGACCGATTTCTTTGCGCTCCTGCCGTTGAAACATCTGTAAAAATTTGATAGTACTTTACATTCGTAATATCGTTTCTAAACTCAAATAAATAATACGGGTTCACAATCGTTGTTTTTTCAACGAGCGTTAATGCTACATTCGTGTTATTAGTTGCCTTTGTTAGAAGCATTTTTTACCTTTGCTTTTGGTATTTCACTCACACGCTCTACAACTTTAGCCTTAAAAACAGGCGTATTATCAAACACGTCTAATTTAAGTAGTTTGTAAAGTTCAAATCTATCCGTGTTGTTCTCAATCGTTACATCAATGTTAACCCCATTCGGAGCAGTAACATTAAACTTTAACCCTATACATTCAGTTCTAATTCTCATAGTTCAAATATACAAAAAAAGGTGTCAGGTAATTAACCAAAACACCTCTTAATTTTTAATCTTTTATCTATTAAGAGTTAACACCCTCAATCAAAATCGTTGCCATTAATCCTGTTGACACGGTGTAAAGATTTTTTGATTTGTCAGTAAACCCTAAAGTGTACCCGTTCATATCTCCAAAAGCCTTACCTGATGCAGCCTGATTTGTGCCGCCGAATTTCTCCATTCCAAACTCCAATCCAAAAATATGATAAATCGAGTTGTTGTCTTGAACGATAATTACAAGCGGTTTAGCAGCAAGTAATTTCATCTCAACAGATTTCTCTTTTGACATATTGTTTAACTGAATGTTCAAAACAGTTTCCCAATAATAAGTCCCGTTAACAGGGTCATGATTCTCAGTAGAAACAAAATCCATGATTTCTTTTTTAATTTCGTAAGAAAGAAAAGAAGTTCCAGCCGCCTGAGTCATTGCTGTAATCTCACCTGACGTATTTGTGTACGCTGTGATGTTCTCAAACTGAGTAACTAAAAATGAATTTTGTTTTAACCCTCCTGTTGCATCATCGCACTCCTGAGGGAATCCTGTTGTAAGTAAGCAAGTTGTTGCCATGATTTTTTAATTTAAAAAAGTGGGGAATTGCACCCCACTAATTATTATCTTTTAATTCTTATGAGTTAGCGAAAGACCACTCAACAACATCTTCAACAAACATCACCTGAGTACCACGTGTGAAACGTGTATCAACAAGAATCTTAACATTTGTAACAGGGTCAACTCTGTATATAAAATCTTGGTCACCTTCGCCATCAATTCCTAATACTAAGTTTGATGCGTAAGTCAAGAACATTCTATCAACACCCGTTAAACCGAATGTAGGTACAAGCGTAATGTTAGTTCCGAATAATTTAGACTCACCGTCTTTACCTGCAAAATGAAATAGGTTAGCGTTAATCAAAGCGATAACATACAAATCATAATAAGTTTGAGGTAAGAATAATTTAAGGTCTGATTTGTTTCTAATTGCAGGCGGAATAAGCAAGAACATACCTTGTAACGCTGGAATAATTTTAGCCGCATCCATTGAGTTAACCGCCGCTGTGTTACCAGCAACCGCTGACCCTGCATCAATCCACTTTATCCAACCATCATAGAAAGATAAGTTGTTTACTGCGCTCAAAGTATCACCTTGCCAGTCACTTGTATCAAGTTCCTGAGCCATCAAAACTCTTTTTTGTTCAAAGTAAATTTTTGCAATTTCTTCAGGTAATACTTGAAGACCTGTTGTAGCACCTTGCTTCAACATAATTTGATCCCATTTACCATCTAAATCCGCCAAACATAAATCTTCAGCAGATTGCATTTTCGCAACTGTTAAGGTTTTGTCTGTACGTGTAGTTGTTCCTGATGCTGTACGTGTACAACCTGTGCCACTTGACCAGATAACATCTGTATCTAAGAAGTGCATTTTTGTACTTCCCTTAACTCCTGCCTGTACAGTAACCATACTTGCAGTCATTTTCGGGTCTAATTGAATTGCGCCAATCAAAGGGAACTGTGAGTTCTCAATGTAGGCTGTAATGGTAGCTAAATCAAATGCCATGATATAAAGTTTTAAATTGTTTTAATTATTTTTTTCTAGTTAAGAACGGGTTGTTTTTTTCAACTTTTGCAAAAGCGTTCTTAACTTTTACAACAGGTTCTTTTGTTGGCGTGTCAAGCACTGAAGCCATGAACTCACTAACAAGATTATCCGACTCAGCCAAACGAGCAGTTACTGCTTCGATTTGTTTGTGAAGAAAATCAGTTTCTTTTTTGAACTCTGCTTTTAATTCGGCATTGTATTTAGATACCGTTTCAACACGTTCAATTAATTCTTTTACTTTCGCTGCCGAATCTGAAGGAGTTTCTTTAGCCTTTGGCTTACCCTCTGCATCAAGTTCTGCTTCGACAACAGCGTCATTAATAGCGGCTATAATGCCGTCCATTTCAACAACGATAATTCTACCGTCTTCTAATTCGTATTCACCCATTGGAGCAGGAACAACCGTTCCGTCCTCAGCGGTTAAAGCAATTGCGCTACCCAACTCTAAAGCAGGTTCAACAGTTACTTTTGTTTTGCCGTCAACCAAAAGCAGTTCTTCAAACTTGGCAACCACCGCAATCGGTAGTTTATTATCGGTCATGAACTTTACAAATTTTTCGTATGTTTCTTTTAGTTTTGACATAATTGTAATTTTTATAAAAACGATTTGATTAATTTATTGTAACTTTTAAATCAGATAGGAACACGTCAACTGCGCTCATTTTTTCCTCTATCAATTTGCACTCAATTGAGAAACCTCGATAAGTTTCATCAACTACCTTTTGCCAAACAGAATCATTTTCTATTTTCATAGAAATAAACCAACTCCCGTCAGGTTCTTGTTTAAATCCGTCAGGTGCTTTTACGCCACGAGCCGAATCAATAACCATACTTTCAAAAACATAAACGCCCTCAGCAAATTGATTTGTTTGGTGCATTTCGTTTGTGTTGGTGGTTAATCCGTGTCTAAAGAAATTGTAAACGATATTCCAAATACTGTCTTTTGTAAACACAGCGTTGTAGTATTCTTTGGTTGCTTCGTTGTAACGTGGTATTTTTAAATCCGCAATCATTGCGTAACCTGAAACAATCCTACGTTCAGCGTCTTGAACTTTGAATGAATGTTCTTTGTTGAACTTAATCCAATCAGATTTAATTGCGGGGTCTGTAACGACTGCAATTTGAAAATCAATTTGCGCTCCCTCAGGGAAAACCATTTTGAATAAGTCCATTACCTATTAAACGGTAATGAATTATTTTTGTAAAGTATTAACCGAACGAAGCTAACCCTTCAATAGCCTTTACTTTTTTCTGCATTGAGTTTACATCTTCAACGACTAAAACCTGTTGCGTTTTTTCTTGGTTTAAGAAAGTTGAGCCCGCATTAATTGGATTTACGTTTGGTTCTGTTGAGCCTAAATCACTTATTGATGCTGACACATCACCACCGCCTGTTGATGTTGTTGGATTTGATACCGCACCGAATTTTGATGAAGCAATTTGCGCTATGTTCGCTGCTCCTGCTGCCGCTACTCCTGCCGCTGTCGCAACACGTAACACTGTGGCGTATGGTTCTGGAATCATTGACTTTGCCGACAAAGCATTTACAACGCCATTGATAGTTGATATGGTAGCCTCTGAAATTGATAGTGCTTTGCTTATCTCAAATTGTCTTTTGGCTCTTTTTTCTTTTGCCGCTTCGTCTTGTTTTCCGAATCTATTTGTAAGAGTAAAAACTGTTTTTGCTAAATCAATAGTTGATTGCGCTAAATTTTTGGCAATGTCAAATTTTGCTTGTTGAGTTTGTTTATCAATTTCTAATTGTTGTTCTTTGAGGGCGTTTTCTCTATCAATATTTTCCTCCATCAAATCAAACTCAGCGTTAAGCCGTTCTTCTTTTTCAGCAAGTAATCGTTCGTTAAATAATTTATCAGCGTCATTATTTCTTTGACGAATCATTTCATCAAATTCTAATTGTGCTTCTGCTTCTTGTTTTAATCTTTCAACTTCAGCAAGTCGTAACGCTTCTGCTTCTTCAAATGCCGCTTGTGCATCTGCCGAACGTTCTTCATTTTGCTCACGTTTAAATTTAGTGATTGCGTTTTCGGAACGTTGTACTGAGGCTTCGTTTTGAATGATTAAATCATTCGCTTTTTGTTGCAACAAATCCAAATCAATTCCTTGATTTTTCATTCGTGCTTTAAACGCTTCGTCACTTTCACCTGACAAGGCGGCTAAGTTTGTATAGTAGTCAATCCATGATTGGATTTTTTCTTTGTTGGCATCAAGTACCGCTTTTGTTTTTTCAAGTTCCGCCTCTAATATTTTTACCGTAACCGCTTCCGAACTTTCACCGTTTGCCTCTAGTGTATCTTTTTCTAATTCGAGTGCGCTTATTGTTTTGTCCGCTGCATCAATTCTCGCTTTCTTTTGTTCGTCAATTTCCGCTAATCGTTTTTTGTGTGCTTCGCTTTCTGCTTTTCGACGTTCCGCTTTCTTGCCCTCCTCAACGGCTTCAATTGCCGCCTGTGTATTGAATATTCCAGCCATTGCTTGAAAAAAGTAAATAGCCTTTTCAAACTTCTGAATTAAGTAAACAACTCCTGCCGCTAGTGCCGCAACAGCAACAATGACAATCCCAATAGGGTTAGCAATCATCGCACCGTTTAAGGCTATCTGAGCAGCCGTTTGTTTGACCGTTGTACCCGTTAATAATAATCTTGCCGTTGCCGCTAATCCATCTTGAACAATTCCCTTTGTAGTTAGGTATTGTCCGACTTGTTGAACACCGTTTAAGATCCCTTGTACCGCAATAATATTTTGAATTGCCTTTTGAACTTTTACAGAATCAGTACCGAATAAAGCCATTGCACCCTGAGCAGCTTGAAAACCACCAGCAACCGCTGAACCAAATCCAACAAGCGCATCTAATTTTTTCGTGTCACTTGCAAGCGCACCGACCTTTGTTGATATGTCTGAGATTTTATCTTTGAGCGCCCCCGCATCTTTTGTCAATTGTTTGAAGCGTGGTGAACTTTCATCGAGCGTTCCAAGCTCCATCATCATCGCTTTTAATTGCGACTTTAAACTACCCGCTGCTTTTTCTGCCGTTCCTAATCCTTGACTCAAAGAATCGCCCGTTGACTTAGCAACCTTTTGCGTGTCCTCTAATTCCTTACGAACTTCAGCAACGGTTTTTTTTCCGTTACCTGCCGTTATGTTGACCTCTAAATTTATTTCTTCTGCCATTATGCTATGAGTGCTATAAGTTTATTGTATAAATCTGAATTACTCGAAGGTGCTGCTCCTGCTACAGAATCAACTATAAAGCAATTTGTTGTTGCTGCATAAGCTAAATTCCATTGTGGCTCACCATCATTCTGAGCAGTCACATAAGCATCAGAAGCCTCTAACGAAAAGTGTAAAATATGCGCTTTATTATACGTTGCTTTCTTTGGTATATCTCCACCAACATAAACGCCGAAATCTACTATAATCGAATTGGTTGTGCTTGTTATTACTATATTTGCCATTATCTGATTTCTTTAATTTTAATGACCCCTCTTGTTGCGCTTGTGCCGCCCAGCCCTGTTGTTAATAAAGTAAGTGTACCTAGTGAGCGCACCGCCCCAGCCTTATTTAAGGTTAACGGGTATCTTGCTGTTAAGGTCATGCTTTGTGTTCCTTTTGACGATGCTGTTGCTGCAACATAACCCGAATCAACAACTATCGCTGGGCTGCCAGATAAAGTTCCACCCGTTCCATACTCATTTGCCGAATAAGTTGTGCTAATATTGGCATAAGTAGGAGCTACCGAAAATGCTTGTCCTAAACACAACTCCCAATAAATAGGATTGTTTCCTGTTACTATTACATCAATTTCAATAAATGTTACGCTCGTTCTATTAGTAATCGAATTAAAGGTGGTGAGCGGTCTGATTGATACCAAATGTGTTCTTGTGGCACTACCTGACGTTATCGCTACATCAGGTGTTGAAAACTCATAGCCAATTGTTTCGTCAAATCCACCATTTGAAATTACAGAACAACATGAAAAATATAAATCCTTTGTTACCGTTCCACCATTTGAAACCATGCCAATCGAAATCGGAAGATTTGCGGTTTGAACATACGGATAGGTTTGAATGTTGGCGTTTAAAAATTCATGACACCAAATAATTTTGCCATCAATATCAAATCCAAACCTCACCCTACCAACATAAAGAGCTTGTAAATCTATAACCAAAATCTGCGTCATGGTTAAATCTAATGTTATTCCGCTCGTTCCTGCGCCGTCTAATTTATCTAAATTCCAAGTTGATTGAACCGCGTCTTGGTCGCCTGCCGACGAAGTAGAAACTATAACAAAATAATTTAAACCGCCTGACCTTGTGAATTTAAAACCATTATCTAAATCTCCATACTGAGCAAAATCAATTACATTTGTTACGGCAGCACCAAAATTAAACGACATAAAAATCTGTTGTGCTTTACCTGGTTGGTATCTAAAATATTCATACGTCTGTAAATAGCAACTGTTGCCTGTTGGTGTAGCTGTAAAAGAAATCTTTGCTCTCCTGTTTGTTGAGTCATGAGTTATTGTTGAGCTAGCCCCATGCGAAATAATAGGCTCATAAAGCAACGGGTGTAAATCGTATGTAAACTGAGCGTCAAAAACAGTCTGTGGTTCGGCAACAGATAGACGACCAAAAGCATCGCTCGCACTATCTGCTATATTAATATCTACTTCTCTTAAATAAGCCATGATTAATTAATTATGTAATAAGTATTGTCCTGTGAATTATATTTCAACCTGATTGATTCATTTTCCAACAGGTCAAAAGTTGTTGCGGTGTTGTCGATTGTTATCGTACCACCGTCGATATAAACTCTGTTCGTTGCATCTGTGCATTTAAAAAAGAACTCGCTTGTTGAATTGTTTAATCTTGCCTGAACCGCTCCCGTTGCACCGTTTAAATAATATCCGTAAATAGTATCGTCAACTAAAAATCCTGTGATTTTTTCAACCCAAGCACCTTGAATTTTTCCATCAATATAGGTCACATCGCTTTCGGTAATTGTTAGTCCGTTCGTGTTTATCAGTGTCACATTTTCAACGCCTGCCGAAATTAAATTCGAATCACCTTGAATTTTAATATTCTTTGCCTCTGCAAATACTTTGTTTGAATCTCCGTAAATCTCAACGCTCTTTGCCTTGCCTGAAATATAATTGAACTCACCTTTTACATCAATCGAACGTGCCGAATAATTATTATTATCAGGTTGCTCACTTGAGCGAACGCCCTTTGCTGGGGTTGTTTCTGTCATTCCAATTCCACCACCCTCTTGCAACGGATTTGTTTCGGTAGGCTTTCCTGTTGTTGGGTGTCCTGATGGAGTAAATGCACTTGCATTGTTCACTTTAAAGAAGGTACATAGCGTTGTCTCCTCACTTGTTGGATTGTAACCCTCAATTTTTTGAAGTCGGAAATAAGCGTAATCAAAATAGTATAATTTATCAAACGTGAAATTCACATAAGCCAAAGGCGTTAAGTGAACGTGGCATTTTAAGATACGACTATTCGGGTCGGTCATTTCACGCAGTTGTTTAGCGTGGTATTTGTTTACTAAATTATTATCCGTTACAACGATGTCATGCAAATCGTCATCGTAAAACACCTCTTTTACAAGTCCAAAATTAATATCTAAAGTAGGGGCGTAAGGGTCATCGAAATGTCCTGCGTATGGATAAGTGACATAAGAATCGGTCAGCGGAATACCAAAAACAGAAACGTAGTTAGTGTGATTCCATGCGTTAGCACACGGTTTTAATCCTGCGTAATAAAGTGAACGAATATTAAACTTTGTCGTAACGGGTTGGTTGTAATCGTTGAGTGCGTAAATTGTAGGTAGTACCCTATCGTTTTGCGGTAATCCAACCATACAAGTAGGGGAAAATCCTAACTCTGTTTTTTTAACCTGATTAGCGAAGTCAGTCGTAACATCACACGTTCTTTGCCCGTAGATTTCCTGCCATGATTTTGTATATCGTTCGTTGAAATAATCGGTATCTTTTTTGTAAGTAAATAGATATTGTTTAGCGTCTAGAAGTTCCATTGGGAAGTCATCAATAGGTTTTGACCTATCAATTAATTCATGAATATTTAATACGTCAGTACCTAAATAATTATCACGTGTTTCGATTATTAACTGCGTTGGGTTGAGTGGGTCAACATCGACTATCAAATTGAAACGCTTAACGTTCCACATAAAATAATCAATCATTTTTATTTTCTTTGGTATCACGTCCAACATTTGCAAAGTGTTGCCCTCTGTCATCGTTAGGTTTGAAACCTTATTATAAAATGATCCAACTGTAACTTTAATAACAGCGTTGCCATTTGTTTTTGTTCCGACATTATTAATAAAAAATTCAGTGGTTGTTGATGAGTAAACAGATAGACCATCATTTTCCGCGAACATTCCGCCCTTCCATTTTATCGTAATCGTATCACTTGCTTGTAAAGGAACACCTGTTGCTGTCAACTGATAACGGTCTGGTGGGTTTACCGCCCGACCTACGGGTGTGGTTTGAGCAATTTTTCCCCACGCTTTACCTGACATATAATCGTTATCGGCAGGTGGGTAGGTTGGTGTAACCGCTGTTGACCGCGCACCAATATAAAAAGTAGTGTCGTATTTTGTTATGTAAAACGGTAATTGGTCAATCAATACCGCTACGCCTGTCGAAATAGGAGTATGCCACATTTCAATAAATCCGTGAATATCTGCAATACATTTAACACTGCCTGCCGAATCAGGTGTGAATGTTGCATTGACATCAATTAGCGCGGTAATATCGTGAACCCCCGTTTGTATAGCGGTGAAAACACCTGTTGCAGGATTGTAATTTAATCCTGTATCAAATAATTCATTTGTAAACTTTATAATATCTGGTGTACTAAAAGTACCTTTCGGTAAATTGTTTGAAGTAGTTGTTCCTGTCGATGTGAACTGCGGCGTATTGGCTGCAAACTCTCTACCTTCAATATCTGTTGACGTTAATTGATAACACTCAGGAGACGATGGTATAATCAAATGGTCAATCCATGTGTCGGTATCAAAGAACCCTCCTGCTTTAATTGTGAATCCCGCCCATGAAATGATTTTAGTCATGTACTCCTTTTCGTATATCGAAGGTGCAATTTGAGTATAAATAAAATCTGTTGCGTTCTGTGAATAACCAAAATCAACAAGTGCGTAAACATATCCCGTCCCGTATGCAAACGGAATTAATGCAGGATAGTTTTTGATTATCTCGAAATCCCAGCTCCACGCTTGTAACTCTTTTGTTAATGGATGGTCGTACACATCTAAACCCTCATAAGAACCTGCAGACGGGTACAAATCAGTTAGGTAATTTCCTGCGATTTCGGCAAAGAAATTAGCAACCTCGCTATACATTGTGCAATCATAAACGATATCCTGAAAATCGTTAACCGATATTTGATTGAGTTTTAAATAACCCTGAATGATTGTTTCAGAATCCACCTCATATCTACAATCTGCCTTTGCTTGAATATTAAATTCACCACCTTGAATCAAAACGTTAATCTCGAATATGTGAGAGAATATTTTATCTGCCTCTTTACTTCGTGGGATGGAAACCGTTTTAGAATATGAAGCCTTTTGCTTGTCAGGTTCGGCAAGGTTTTTAAGTTCTTTTGTGATAGACGGATTCAACCCCTGTGATAAAGGAATGTAAGTATTTTCAATATAAAGTCTCTCAACTGCCATTATCTACGTTGTCTAAAGTTTGCTTGTGATAATTTCAGTTCCAATTCTAAATTAAATACTTTGTCAATCGTTGAATCCTTTTCAATCCAAGAACTTGAATTTACCTTTTCGTATGCTAAATAATTTTCTGCGCCCGTCGGGTCTGTAAACTGAAGATATAATTCAGGTGATTCAATCAATTGTTTGAGCCAAGTGTTTTGAGCCGTTGATAAATATTCAGAACGAATCGTTAAACTATCCTGCGTCTTTACAAAATTAGTTACCTGTGATTGGTCTTGATAACTTCGTGAAATACCTGCGCTTACAATCGGGTACTTATCGTATTTATATCCTTTGCGTTCAACCTCACGTTTACCCTGACTTCTTAAATCGAAGTTGAAATAATCAAAACCACCAAAACGATTTTCAAAAGCAACCCTTCGTTGTTCATATCGGCATGGTTCTTCAATTGTAAAGTAAAGTATTTCACTTGCTACTGCGCCAGCTGAATTGGTTAATTGAACGGTGTAACTTGCAACTGAAGATGTAATAACGGGTTGCGCTCCCGTAATCCATGCACCCGTTAAATTGTTTATTTGTTCTGGTGCTGTTGCCACCTGATACATCCGTGAAGATGTTAACACTTGTGATACTGCATTTGCTTTGGTTGCCGTTTGAATTAACGTTCCTGCCGAATCATAAGTTTTATAAACCACATAATCAATATCAGTAGGTGTATCGGTTAAAAAAGCGGTAGCACCTAAATTATTTATTGAAACCATGTTGGTTTTCATGTCAGTTAAAAACTCAGCATTCGCACCGTTGGCAATGTTGCACAAATAATCATTCGGTGTCCATCCCATTAACTCCTGTTCGGTTAAAGAACCTTGAAACATGTACCTTGTCGAACCGACTAAAATATCAGGAACAGCCGTATAAACGCCTGCGTTCAAATAAGAGTAACCATACTTTACCGTCACTTTAATAATTGATTGTTGCCCTGTTGCTCTCGCTCCTAAAATTACAGGCGTTACTGTATCGTAAGGAAACAAAACAGAATTACACGCACTCTCGCAATACCTACCGATGTCAACCGTTCCGTAATAAGTTGACCCCGTTGGGTCGGGTGGAACTTGAAACCTTTTATAAGTAGGTGAAGAAACGTTTTCAATGTAAACATCAAAAATATATTGCATACCCGTTAATGCCAAAGTCACACCATCTGCAACTACGCAAACCTCCTGACGATTATACACAGGTGAAAAAGAAACTAAATCAGTTTTGATTGTTATTGATGCTGCCATTATTTTATTATTGCTTTAAATCCCTTTGATAAAACTATTTCAACTTCTTTTGCTCCTGCCTTTTCAAGTTCCTTTACAAGACCTTTAACTAATTCCTGATTGATTACCTTGTCAAAAAAATGGGTTGCTCTTATCCCTTCTCTAAATATTGATTCACGAATTGCGTACTGATTAAATCCGTAGGTGTTTGCCCATAGACTTAATCCTGTTCCGAATCTTAACGGTGGTTTTTTATCTCTAAATTTAAAAGGTGACTGTGGCGCTTTGTTTACAAATGCAGTTCCTTTGCTTTTGTTCTGACCACCAACACCGCTTACACCCTCATTTATAAATTCCCAATAGTCTGCTGCGGTAAATTGCAAAGTCCAAGTCTGGTCTTGGAATTGAACTGGCAAAGCCTTAATTGATTGTTGTAAGTGACCTGTGCCACCCTTTCGTGTATTATCTTGAACTGATTTAATTAATGCATCCTGAACTTTATTGCCCCACTTTTGCAGAACTTCAGCCATTGAATCTTGACCGCCTCCGAAATCTAATTCCGAATCGTTTTGTGCAAATAAACTAGCCACGTCTTTTCATTGATTCAAGTTTCATTATTCTTTGTTCTTCTTCCCTCTTATCACAATAGTAAGTAAGCACGTTTAAAAATTCAATCACATTCATTCGTAAAAAAAAATCCCACCGTTCGGGTCTGCCGTCACTGAGTGAATCCAAAGTAACTATCCATCCATATCTTTCAAACATTCGATTTCCTCTCTTAACGTCTTGTTCACTTGATTCATCTTGTCGATTGAATAATCTAGGATAGCGTCCGTTAAGTTGTTTGAGAGAGTCCAAAAAAAAACCGCAATCGGATTGGCAATTTTTAAAGGCAGTTGTTTAAAGTCTGCAATTCTCTTTTCAACATCCTCTGGTTTGATAGTCATTTTCTTACCGTACCATTTTCGGGGTTGTGCAATATTGAAAAGAATCTTATGTAAGTTTTCAAGACTTGAATCTTTGGCGGTGTTCATGATAGTCATGTATTCGTCTGCCGATAATTTATTCGGGTTCATTCTAAAAGTATAGAGTTGACCGTTAAGCCGAAATTGATTTATGATTTTACCTTCAGGTAACGGAGTGTTCATTAAGGCATCAACCTTGATTAGTTCTTCCATTGACCAATTCATAACGTCTTCAGGTTCTTCATCAGTTAAGTAACAGGCTCTTTTGATTCTCAAATCAATAGCCGCTAATTCATTTGCAGGAACTTCGTTTCTAGTTTTCTCAACTAAAACAAACTGTTCGACTGTGACGTTATCCCAAGATTTCGGTATCATATACCTTTAAAACGGAATAGCAAGAAATTTGTAACCGTAATTTATACTACTGAAATATTGTAACTTCCTGAAGTTTTAAATTCTTTTAGGGCGTTGTTGGCAATCGCTCGGCTCATAACATAATCATCATGTAGTCCTGTTGGTGCGGAGTATTTAATTTGTCTTGACTTTAGATTATATTCATAAGTGAACGTTTCCAATTCGCTTATCTGAAATTCATTACCAAGTATGCCAATTGATTTTTCTTCAAAGCACACAATCAAATCCTCAATTATAGATTGTTTGTTTTTAGATGTTGTGATAAACGGTTGAATATTTCCTTTGCCGTAGTTAACCTTAGATTGAATCATTTCAAATATAGCATCCTGCGCTCCGTTGCTCTCTACAAATCCCTTCGGTTTGTATTCGTTCAATTTATTTACGCATTGATTTACTATTGCAGACCAATCCATGTGCCTCCAACGTTCGCAATAAACTTCTTCATTCTTATCATTAACAATTGTCAAGACGGTATAATCGTTTGCCCGTCCTAAATCTATACCGAAATAAAGTTTCGATGTTTGGTTAATGGGTTTTATTGATTCTTTGATGTTCCTGAATACGCTACCACCGTCATCCAAAAATTCAGCAAGGTATTCCTGACGAAAAATATGGTCGGGTAATGTTGCGCGCGCGTCATCAATTTCCTTTGGGTCAATAAATGGATTATCGTAACTTGACATCTTGAATGATTTGTATCTGTCGTTCGTATGGCATAGTTGCGAAAGTTCAAAGAATAAGTTCTTACCCTTTGGTGTTGAAATCAAAAGAACCTTTTTACCATGTACCAAAACAGTTGCGCGTAAAACTTCAGTCCACGCCTCGCGCGCTATAAAAGCAAACTCATCTATGATTAAGAAGTCGAAAGTGTTACCCCGAATGTTATCGTAACTCTCCGCTGAAAAGAATTGAATTGTTGAGCCTGTCACATATTCGATTATCAAATCACCTTTGTTTACGCTTCGATAAATGTGAGGCTTCTTTTCAAACGCCTTTACCGTTTCTTTAAATACTTTTTTTGATTGTGCATAGATTGGAGAAACCCAACCGATTTTCGCGCGTTTGTTTTTGAGTGCCCAAAATAACATTTGATTAACAGCTAGTAAAGTTTTGCCCCACTGCCGCCCAATGTTGATTACATAGTACTTATAATCTTCATTGTTTATCGAATCATGGATTGTCCGTTGATTCTTGTGTGGTGTGTAAAGCGTCGCTGTTGCCAAAATCTACTTTGAATTTCATGTTACCTTGAATCTTATGGTCTTGCAATTCGATATATCCACGCTTACGCGCCTTGCATTTTAAAAAGAACATCGTTGATAAAGGGTTGCCTTTCTTTATTTGTTGGTGTAATGCGCTCTCAGCAAAATCTAAAGCGGCGTTTTCAATCTCTTTTACCGACCTCTTATAATCCTTATCGGTTCTCATCCAAAGATAATGAGTAGTGCGTTCAATTCCTACTGCATTTGCCGCTACCGTAATCACACCTAAAGATTGTTCCAATGCTTTTAACATTGCCTCCTTTTTTATTAGTGTTGATTTGAGTTGATTATCTACTTCGACCTCTTTTTTCTTTGCCATGATTATCAGTATCTTAGTCTCGGTTGCTCAGTACAAAAACAAAATAGATTACCGCTGTGATTATCATACAAGGTATTTCAACCGTATAGAACGCAGGAGAGGTGTATTTTAGAATCTTGTCCATCATACTAAATGATATTTGCCGTACATTTTTACCGCCTTTCTAATCCGTAGGTCTTTAATCTTTACCGCATCTATGAATTGCTGCGCTTCTATTTTTGAAAACGGTGTGCTTTGTTCGAGGGTTGGGTTATATCCAAACTCTTTGCCGTTTATTACAATGAAGTAAGGGCGTGGTGCAGTCCAGCGTTTGAACTTTAGCCTTAGCCAATTCTTAAACCAACGTCTGTATGTTAGTTTAAACTTCATATCACGCTGTATAACGTACTTATGTATTGATTTAACCTTTGCCATTCAATAGTTTAATCAGTTGTTCTTTGGTTGTCTTGTTTGAATATACAATCGAAACCTTTTTAGCAATAGACCTGAGTTGGTGCATTTTCATTTGTGAAAAATCAATCACAGGAACATTGACAGTTGATGGTTTAATTGTTGGTTTAACAACCTCTGTGACCTTTGCTTTTGGAACATCGGGAACGCCTTTAAAGTAAACCGTTGCTTCAGCGTTTAATCTTGTTTGCCAAGTCTTAATGTTGTTTATCATTCGACTAAAGCAATCATTACAAGCCAAATCAGTTGGTGGTATGTTTGAAGATGTACGGACGTTAGGATAGATAACCGCTTTCACTTCGGGTAGGTTCTTGAACTTATCCCAAATGTTTGCAATCGCTTGTTGCTTTGTTCGGTCTGTCATCCCCATTCCTTTTAAGTAACGGTCAATGTCTGCCTGGTAAGGTTCAATTTCTTTTAGTAGGTTCATAGGATAAGTAAATAAATTGATGCTGCGATTAACGCAACTAATAACACCGCTGTTACAATTGATTGAACGGGGTGCATTGGTGGTTTGTCATCTGGTGAAGTTGTCATAACTGTTTATAGATTAACTTGTAAAACAAAGGTAAAGATAAATAAAATATTTGATAGTCGAATATAAAAAATAATATTAATCCAATCCAAAAACTTAAACACGTTCCGCAGTTGATTGGTTTACGGTCTATCCATTCAGTGAACTTATTACGATAAGAGTATTGGTCTAACTTATTTCGTTTAAGAAACAATACGGGAGTTATCTTATCAGTCCAAAGATAGACTGCAGTTATTGAGGCAAGTAAATATCCAAGTGTTTCCATCGTTCTAAAATTTCTTTAATCCTGTCATCTATTTTTTTTCTGCTGATATTGTTTTTGCGGTGCATTTCTAGTACGTTCATTCCGCTATCAATGTAATCCCTTATCCAAATTCTTTCAACAAATGTTAGTTCGTTCATCATACCCTCAAAGGTCTTTATTTTTTCTGTTGGGTCTGGGGTTTCTTCTGCCTCAAAATAAAAAAGAGCGTCTTGAAAGTCTGTTACATTGCTAAAATTATCGTCACCTGTCTCAATATGAATAAAATTATTTACATTTTTTGATGCTAATTTTGGTTGTAAACATGAAGACTTGCGCCTTTTTTTATCCGTGTATAAATTTCTTGCAACAATAAACACCCATCCTTTAACCTTATCCTTTGGCAGTGCCTTGACTTTCGTTTCGTTGTCGTAGCACTTTAGCACAACCTCTTGTATTAATTCATTCTGTTCGTCGATGTTATTAGTCACTACCTTTGCGACCTCTTTAATATCGGGTAATATCAAAATGATTAATTCGTTCGTAAAGCAACTATTTGTTTTGCTAAGTTAACTTGATTTATTTGATTTCCTTTCATTTCTGACTTCATAATTGAACTTTCAACGTGTTGCGCTCTTATCCAATTGCTTTCGTGTGACGCACAAATAAGTTGTTTACCTTGCTTCTTTGCCTCTAAACTAAAAACTAAGTCACTCATGCGCTTATATTCGCTTTTGTATATCTCAGTTGGATTAAAGTAATCCGTTCTAAATGCCGCTACTCCCGTCCCAACCACGTCAACAATCTTATCTGTCTTTAGTTCTGCCCTATAATCAAATACCGTGTGAGTGTTACCGTAGTACTTTGTTATTGGTTCAATTAATATACGACCATGATAGGTTATGATAGCGTTGTACTTTTCAATCAGTCGAATAGTATTCTGAATATAATCGGAGGGATAGATGATGTCGGAATCGCAACAAAAGTAATACACGGGCTTCCGTAAGAACTGCAACTGATAGAACTTTGCATTGTCTGCATAGTCAGGGTTGGTTGAGTTATTGTATATATGAAGTTCATCTACTTGTTTAATTAAAGATTTAACCGTGTGTTTTAAAGTCTCGGCTCTGTCGTTTGTGGTTGCTATGCCTACAATAATTTTTATCTGTAACGTTTTTTAATTGCGTCAATCTTTATTTTTCTTGCCACTTGGTCAACGTCCTTACCTAAACTTTTTTGGTCAACGTGCCGCCTGTAAATGTAAAGGAATTTATCAACGTAACCAAGTGTGTAACCGTTTTTTAATAGCCATAAGTTAACATCATATTCCTCTGCACAACTCAATGACTCATCGAATGGTTTTAAAGATAATAGTTCACGCTTATAAAATAAAGTACCGCCATGAATAACATTATTATCTAACATCATTTCAAGTGACGGGTTGCGGTGCGTTGGTAATTGCTTTTGAATGTTTGAACCTATTTTATTATAAGCGTTGCCATGTAAAAAATCACAACCTAATAACTCCATTGCATCTACCGAATCCTTTATTGAATTAGGCGTTAACATATCATCTTCACTTAAATACTTAATATAGTCTCCCGTTGCTAAATTGATAAGGAAATTAAGATTCTCGGAGGCACTCATGTTCGCATGATTAGGACAAAGCAAATCGGAACGGAGTAACTCTATTTCAAAATCACCGGCTTGTTGATTGTAAACAGAATCTATTGCATCCTTTAACCAACCTCTGTCTTTGTGAAAATATACGACAACACTTACCTTAATCATTCAATCAGTTTTAGTATCCGTTTACCCGTGTTCACAAAGCTATGATTTTCTTTCATCAATTCATAATTTTGAATCTGAATCTGTTTAATAAATTCAACATCCAACTTTAAAAACTGCCGAATGTAGTTTGAAAAGTTGTCTTCAGTGTTGATAATTGTCATCGGACACGTACCATAAGCATCAGTATAAACTTTAGGATAAAGATTGTTAGTGATTACCACTTTGCCCATAGCACAGGCTTCTAATCCCGTAACTCCAAAACACCCGTAAGGATTACCATTCAATTCGGGTTTAAATAGTTCTATGTAAACGTCACACTTTGCCATTCGTTCCAACTGAAAGTAATGGTCAACCTTTTTGTTTGAATACAATAACTTAAAATCATCTTTGAACGGTTGCAACATCTCTAAAATCTTTGCCGTTCCTTTTACGTCCTCATTCGATGGGTAGTGCCCTATCTTAATAGGCTTGTCTTTTATCGTTGGTGCTAATTCAAATTCAACAGGTGAAACTATGTAAGTAAGGTTCTTGTTGAACGCAAAGAACTCACTCTGGTCACTTATGCAAACCGTATCTTTAAAAAGAATGTCTAAAGCCTCATGACCTTCACGGTAACGTGTGCCCGTATGTGTAACTATCACTTGACCTTTACAGTTGTTCTTTGCTAATTCAAATAAGTGAGGGTGTGAATGATGAACTACTACTACATCTGATTGTGTCATGGCGTGTGTCATTTGCCAAACACTTGCCTTTTGCCCTTGACTAGCATAATTAAAATCGTGTAACGTGTTCACCAAGTCAACCGAATCAACACCAACAGAACGTAATGCGTTTGAGAATTGATGCGCAAAATTTGCGTAATCTATTTGAGATATGTTAAGCACTCTCATTATTGCGTACACCCTTTACAGATAAACCAACTCTCAAACTTTTCAACATGACTAAATCGAATCACGTTTTTGTAACGCTCAACCACCTCGTTAATCGAATGGAAATAACGAACGTGCGCAGGGTCGTTAAAGTCAGGTACGGTAAAGATAATTTCTTTGCCTAATCCTAAGTTTTTAATAATTTGATAGTCGTCTGTATGTTCAAATATTTCTAAGGCAACGAAAAAGTTATGATCTGTTCCGAATTTTGTTTTGGTTAAATCAGCAACCTCGAATTGATAATCTACCAACCCTTTCATGTTGCATTGGTTTATTGCCTCTTGGCTGAAGTCATAACCTGAATATTGTATTCCACCCCTAGTGTCAGCAACAAGTTCTGCAAACTGCCCTGTGCCACAACCCAACTCTGTCATGTCTACGGCTAAAGGAATTAAATCCAACACCCTTAACCATTGATAAATATAAACCGATTCTCTATAATTCTTTTTATACTCATCCGATTCTTTGTAGATGTTATCGTAGTATTCGGGTTCTCTGTTTATACTCATAATGTAAATTCAAAAAGGAATAATTTAGGGGATAGTTCTACTTCTAAAGTTGGTTCACCAAGCACATCCGTTAAATCTTTGCGGTCTATTTGGTGGGTGTGATTTTCGTCCTTTGGAACTCCGATTGAAGTCAGTATAATAATGTTTTCTTTTGTTACGTGTTTTAATCCTTGTAATGATTTAGAAACATTCTTGACGTTATCCAAAGCAGACAACATGAATGCACTATCAAATTGCTTACCTTCAAAATTTAATAGTTCTTCTGCGCTTAACTTTTGTGTGGGTTCAACGATTGGAAACGGGTCAATGCCAAAATAGTCGCCTGTATAATCTGAATCTTTTAAAACCGTGTGTAAATGTCTTTGTCCACAGTCAAGAACAAAATAACCAACATGAACCATTGAAACAATCTTTTTGTATAGGTCTAAGTTAGGTGGTGAGGTTCTCTTCTCTCGCCACTTAGTTAGGTTGTTAGCTTTCTCTCGCCATTCTTTATCGGTTACTTTTTTCATAATCCAAAATTAAACGTGTTGCGAATATCCCTAATATTTATTAAAACATCATTCTTTATGTCAGCAACAAATTTACACTGCTTAACGATGTTACCAGCATTTGTTGTTTCTATATGGGTGACCACTCCTTTTTTATCAATCTCGACCTCATATTCATTTTCAGCAACCATGTATATTTTACCCAACCTATTTACACCAAATAGTTTTCTTGATATTATTTTTGGAGTAAATTTCATGCTATCAAAGATATTAAATAAATCCAAAAGGCAATTGTTAAAATACAAATACTTATCCAAAATATCTTGAAAGCAAATCCCGTCGGTGTTGGATTGGTTCTTTTAAATATTCTTTTTGGTAGTGTCATCTCTTTTCTTTTTAACGGCTTATAACAGTCACTATAAAGCCATTGAAACGGCTTATAGTTTGGTATTATACGCAAGCACTACCATCCTGCTCCGTATTGACGATTTCACAATGGAGTAAGTCCAGAAATGGTTGTTCGCCAAAAATGACACCGTGTTCTATAAATTCTACAAAGTTTTCGGTATCAAAAACACGTTCACCGTTTAAACCAGTTCCATTGCAACTTGGGCAATCAACATCACCAACTCCACCTTCACAGATGTATAAAAAACCATTGCATCTTGAACAAGTGTTTTCTTCACTTTCATCATCTTCATTAAACTTATCTTTCCAATTGCTACTATATCCATCCATTATAGCTTGTAGCATTGAACGTGTTTTTTGAATGAACTCGTCTTTAGTCATTTTTGGCGGTTGTGAATTTTCTTCCATTGTGAAATCCGTATTAAATATATCTTCCATTTTTGTTGAGTTTTGTTGTTAATAATCCGTGCCAGCGTATAACAGCAGCTATACGCAATTTTCCCACCACACAAAGCCGACACACAACTGCGTATAGCTGCAAAACGTTATAAGCCATTCCCACAATAGATAATTTTACAATCCGTACCTATTCCAAGTTTAGGATAGTTGTCCTTAGGGTGCATTAAAAAGTCTATTGACATTTCGTACTTTGCATTCATCGCGTCATGCGCGACCCAATATCCGTTAACGTTTGGATGTTCCTTTGAATAAATTTCTATTGTGTCGCCGTAATGAAACTCACCGCCCCAACGATGTAAAAGGTCACGGCTTAACGCAACCCATCTTTGAGGGTTGTTAGGGTCAATTACAGAACCGTCTGCCGTTGTGAATGGATTAGAATCACATTGCGAAGTATCGCACCAATAAGTTGTAGCCCGTTGTAAATGTATCGTATCACTTTCAACTATTATAGGTCTAAAAATTGTCAATTGATTTACGGTAGGTAAGGGTTGAGGCTTATTATAATTCTTTAAAAACAAATGCGTGCAAAGTAATAACAATATGATTGCCATAAGGATTGCGAAGTGAGGTTTGAAATCATTTTCAACCTCTGTGTTATGTTCGTATTCTATCATTCTATTTAGTTTTAGTTTATTCTAAATTAATCAATTCCATTATTACGTGTTCTATTTTCTCTCAATTGCCCATTCAATCTTTCAACCTCTGATTTCAATTCAGAAATTTGTTTTTCTAAATCGGGTACAACAACCTCTAATTGCCAATCACGTTCACGCATTACAACTTTTGTGAATTCATCTAAGATCGGCAACTCACTAACAATCTTCTCAGGTTGTTCCTCTTTTGGTTGTGAGAATTGGTTGGCGTACTCGTGCATTGATTTAATTAACGCTTTTACTACATTTGGATTTCTTACTGTTGCTGTTCCAAACGGTGAAACTATAATTAGATTTTCGTCTAATATTTCCTCAGCCGTCTTAACTGCTTTTAATTCAGGTTGGGATAACTCAGGACATAGAATAAGTGCTAATTGTTTTAGATTCTCAATTTCAACCTGAACAACATCTCCGTTCTGCCAAATCTCAACAATATCTTTTTCGATATGTTGGATGTCAATTAATAGGTAATGTTCTTGTTGTATTTCTGCCTTCATATTTCTAATTTAATTACTGTTCCTACAATCTTGATTGAAGTTCTTTTAAAATGTTTTGATGATACTCTAATCTACCTGCAAAAATATCTGAGGCATTACAAGCCGTTGATTTTATTTTTAGATATTCCAATTCATCCACCACTCTCTGCTGTGAGAGGGTGGAAAGGTTGATTATTTTGTGTTGCCAGAAAGGTTCATGTTTGAGAGAATCTTTATTTATTCCAATTGATTCTCTAACTGATTCAATTATTTTGTCGGCTTCTTCTTTATAGTCGGTCATAGGTTAGATTTTAATTGATTTAAAATAGTTCTGCAATTGAAGTATTGGTCAGCATGAAATTCAAAACCAAGTTCGTTATTACCATAAATAATACGCAACATTTTAACGTATTGCAATGATATTCTTTTTAGCTTCTTTGCCATACTCTCTGCTTATTTGGTTTTAGGGGGGTTACTAATCATACCATCGAATAACTTTTGAGTCTTGAATAACTCTGTATTTACCATTCTCAGGACATACGTGTTTTTTTGTACGCATTTCCTTACGTTCAGTGACCCTAAAAGATTTATTCATAGTCTTAACAACCATATTAATATCTTCTTTTGATGCTGACGGGTTAAACAACCATTTAGCTTCATGCGAAGCAAATCCCCACAAACCTTCACCCGTTATTAAGACAACTTTGTTTCCAAATATTTTATCTAACACTTTCATCTCTTACTTTTTATATCGGTTAGTTGTATATCAATTAGCATTTGTTTTAATTCTAAATAATTATCACTGCCTTTAAGCCACAAGTTTTTTAAAAGAATTTCCTCCGCTTTCCTTTCTGCCTCATTTTTATTTTTATCGACGGATTTAATAAATGCTTCAAATAATTCTATCAACTCCTCAGAAGTTTGATAAACACAATGAACATCAGACCAATATTTACCAACGTGTTTGGGGTGTGTTGCATCACGTCTAACCCATCTGTTATCACTAAACCATTCAAGGAACTCAACCAAATCAACCGCTTTCCTTTCTACAATTTTCTCAGGTGTTTCGGTAGGGAGCATTGAGCGAAGTTTTTTATCAATTCTTAAATGAGTTTCAACCATTATTGAATCTTTATCATTCCACTCAATCAACTCGTTAATCAACTCTGTTCTTATTTGTTCCTTTGTTTCTAACATAATTTACGTTTTTTCATTTCGTGTTTAAACCTTCTATTCAAATCTGAATCAGTGGTTTTATTTGCCTTTAAATTTAATTTTCCGATTATGTGACCCTTGTAAATAAAAGGGGTCTTGTAGCGTGAAGCCTTCTGTTGAATCACAAATCTTTTTTGTTCATCAAAATATTGCAGACAGAACGATAAGTAAGTCGTGAATGTCTCAACCCTACCGTCAGGAAATATTACTCCTATGCTATGCTTCTTTTGTTCTCCCATTAGATTTCACTTTTTAATTTGTCAGAGATTTCCTTTTGTCCGTAGTTACGACCTGCCGAAATTGCCTCAACTTGGTTTTCTTTTAAGTATTGAATTAGTTCTGTTGCCCTGTCACTTGACAAAGATTCTAATTGAGAATAATAGATTCTGCTTTCTTCAGGTTCGATACACGCATTCATTAAAAGACTTTCTAAATAGTCAATCTGTTCGCTTGACGCTTTGTAATCTTCATTGTCTAAATCAATTGCAGTTCCTAATTTATCCCACATTTCGGTTTTAGGTAACGACTTAACCAAACGCTTTACAACTGTCTTGCGTGCCATTTCTCCGTAGTGGTCAGACCAAATACAAGACTTTGATTTACCAGCCTTAAATGATTTGTAAGATTCTGAAACGTCACGAATATCATTTACTTGTGAGGCTGTCATTACTTCAATCATTTTCGAGCCGTCAGATAATGTTGCGACTGCGTAAACGTGTGTAAATGTTTCAGACTTGAATTGTGGTTTGTGTTTAATGCTTGTTTCAGTTCCTAAGTTTACTTCAAACTCATCGCCTTCGTAAACGACTTGACTTGATACTGAACGGGCACTACCCGTATCTGTAACCAATTTAACCAGCCCTTGATAGGAAGGTTCTAAAAAGCATTCTACCTTACCGTTTGAAAATCTTGGTACTAAGTATGCCAACTTCAAAACAGGATTCAAAGTTAATCCAACCTGCGCAACGTTCATTACCGCTTGTAATTTACTTTCAGTTGTTGACCCGTTCAAATAAGAGTTTTTACCAAAGTGTTGCAGGGCAAATGAACATTCTTTTGTAAATGTATCTGCGTTTGTCAACGCTACAAACCTATCTTCAATAAGTTTGAATTGGTCTTTTAATGTTAGTTCGTTGCTCATAATTAAAATGGTAAATCCGTATCGTTTGCTACTTTGTCTACTGACTCAGATTTTGTGGCTGTGGTAATTTTGCCGTCATTCCAAAACACTTTACCGTTACCAACAAAAAACCGTTCTACTTTTGCCTCACGTTGTTCTTTTGTTTGACTCACATAACCCGAAACATTTTGACCGTATTGGTTAGATTCGTCTTGAATCGAAATAGTCAAAGAAATTCCTTTCTCTTTTTTTGCTGTGATTGTTTTTAGAAGCGTTTCCAACGTTTCTTTTTTAATGTAAAATTCTGTTAATGCGCTCATAATTTATGGTTGTGTTTGTTTGTGTTTCGGTTCTAAGCAGTTAATCATTGAAGTCATCCAATCAATTCTTTGCTTCTCTTTTTGTTCGGCAGTTAGTACATCCCAACTGTTATTCTTTGCTATTTCCTCTAACTGTTCTAACTCTTTTCTAACGTCTTTCATGATGCTAAGTTAATACATTATTTTAATATACAACAATTTTATTTTAATTATTTTTTAATTTAATTTTACGACTGCGAATAACATTCAATATAAGCAATCGAAAATGACTGCTTATATTTCGGAGTTATACGCAAATTTTAAACACCGCCAACGCACACCTGTTTCGCTTTATCAGGATTAGAAGCAAAGTATGGTTGCCCCCATTCCCTTCCTAATTTATCAATGCACATAAAACGATACCACGCTTTATTTAGCGGTCTGATATTGTAATCATCAATCAATCTTCCTACATAGCTTGGATGCACATTTTCGTCATCAATAGTTTGTTGAAGCCATTTGTGGTCAATGTGCTTTTGTGCTAACTTTAGAAGATTGATTTGAACCTTACGCAAAATCGTTTTATCGTGCTGAACAAATCCTTCTCCATTTGAAAATCGGCAACCATCATCTTTCGGTAATGGGGGCAACTCAGCCATTATGTTATCCACTTTTTTAATTAAGTTTTCGTAGTCCAAACATTCATTTTCGTTGTCGAACTCTGTGCCGTCAATGGCTTCATACTTTGCAATCTTTTTCATCTTATTTTTGTTTTTAGTTAATAATTCCTTCGCTCAAAAGGTGTTTAAAATCAGCGTATAACAGCACCTTAGCGCAATTCCCCTCCCACAAGCCAACGCAAACTGCGCCAAGCTGCAAAACGTTAGCTTCAATTGCCTCCAACCGCACAGTTTCTCGTTTCTAAAATTTCTCCAAGTTTAAAAACAAAATAGGTTTCGTGTGGTTCTGCCCCCCAATGTGTTTTGCCTTTAGCTATTTTCACACCTTTAAACTCTATTACAAATTGTGGTTTATCACTACCATATCCATTTGTAAATGTGATAGTCTTAAATTGTAGCTTATCCCAATTTAAAGAGTGTTCAAAAATTTCAATCTCAAATGACTGCCAATTTCTAAGGCAAAACCTATTACACCAATAGTCTTTTAACTCTCGGTATTCTTCTTTTTTATAGCCTGATAGTATCATATCAAACCATTTCTTTTTTAGTGTTAAGTGTATTGTTTCCATATTTTAATTTTCGTTAATAAATCCCACACAAGGCAACTAAAGCTAACAGCACCTAAATCGCAAATTTTATGAAGAACAAAATCAGCGTTTAGCTGCAAAACGTTATATCGCAATCGTTCACTTCCTTATTAGTATTGTTATTATCTCTCTTAAATTGGTTTCGTTGAAGCTACACTCTTCTATCCATCTCTTAAACATCATAGCGTGAGCAACCTTTAAAATGCGTCTATCATGGTCTTCAGTCGTTTCTTCAGGTTGCATTGGTGAATCCCGTTTCTTTTTTGGTGTGATAAGTCTTGCCTGTTGACCAATTGCAATTCTCGTTTCTTTGTCGCCTGACATCTCAGGAAAATATACTTTTAAGTCATCAAATAAAATCCACCCGTTTAAATCTGTGAATGGATAAACGCCAGTTTCACAAAACTTTTCATAAGGATCAAATAAGTTCCTTTCGTAATAATCCAATTCGTTAAAAGGTTTCTCAATATAAGTAACCGTTTTTAGTTGCGATAGTTCAAACGCCCTGTATCTTTTGAACGCTCCAAGAACGTTGCCTAAAAATAGATTTGAAAGTTTATTAAAGTGACTTTCTTTGTAATCTAATTTTCCAGCACAGTACAAATCAAAAGCGTTGTCTAATTCAAATCGGTTTATATCCTTACATTCTTTGAAAAGGAATCTACAAAGTTCTTTTTCTTCTGCCTCTGTGACGGGTTCGTGTATTCCGATTCTAAACTGAATCGCTATTAAAGTCTTACGAACTTCAAGCCACTGAGAATCATTCGGACGGTTTGGGTATTGTCTAAACTTTATCGAACGTTTCGACTGTTCCGCTATTCTCATCGGCTCTGTTAAAAGCGGATTCAAATTTGTCGTGTCTTGTTTGCTTGGTAGGTTTTCCATTGTTAAAAGTTTTTTGGTTCTTATTCCATCTCTCCAATCTTTTTTTTATGTCGAATACTTTTTCTTTTTCAAAGCGCATCTTCTTTGAAGTAACACTATGTTCGCTCCAATAATGAAAGAACTCACCAAGCATTAAAGATGGGTAATCATTTATAAATTCTAAAATCGAATCGTTAAATATCTCTCTTCTTTCTTCAATGGTCTTTGATTCTTTCTTTGGAGTGAATTGAGAGGCGTATTCAGATAAAATTTTTTCAATAACTTCTCTCTTTTGAAATAACCAATCGTTAGGATTGTTATTGTGATACAACGTTAGGAAGTCTTTTATTGATTCTGGTGTTTTCATAATTTATTTATTTTATTCTGCGATATAGATTGCTGTTGGTTTAATATGCGTTTCCACTTTATCGTAATTCCATTCTTCAACTGGCTCTGTGTTTGGCGTTTTTTCGCACCTAACCGCATAATGAATCTGACACCCAGCAACAATTACGTGGTTTTCGTGTGTACCTATTTTGGCAAACCAATTAGCGGAATTTCGATTAGTCGCAACGCCTAAAAAAGAATCACTTAGTATTTCGATGGTTCCCCAAACTGCTCTGTAAAGTTTTCCGTCAGGAGCAAAAAACCATTCGTTTGTTGTAATTAAATATTTTCCCTTCATGTTTTTAGTTTAGTGTTTTTAATCAATGGTTAAGTGTGAATTATTTTAGGTTGTTTAAGTAGTTCTAACCTTTCTTTTGCCTCAATCAAATTATCATATTCCGCAATGGCTTTGTAGTAAAAATAAGAGTAGCGTAGTGACGGTTGCCAAGTGTATTGCTGAATGGTAAACTTTCCATCGTATTCTAATATTCTAAATTCGGGCTGTGATAACTCAACCACATTTTCTTTTTTTATTCTTCTAAAGATATTCATATTCTTTTTTTTAGTGTTTCAATCCTTTGTTTAATCCAACTGACTAAAGGGGTTAATAAATTATTTTACACATGAATTATTGCTGGTAATTTTAATTTTTCTAACCGTTCTTTTGCTTCTTCCAGAGTATTATATT